CCCGTTTCAATCAAAACAAACTAACAATTTTATAAACAATTCAAAACAATTTAAAATGCAGTCCAAACCAAAATTAACTTCAATTTTTACTGATGTTTCTGAAATGGAAACAAATGGCTTTGCTGTTGACTTTGATTATAGAAGTCATAAGTGTTCAAAAGTTGAAGTTCCTTATTACACTTGGAAACTTGAAAACATTACTGATTATGAGGCTCTTAATTTTGGAACTTTGAAATTGTCATTGACAATTGAAGTTGAAAAAGGAAAAGAAAAAAGATTCTTAGATCATCATGATTACTTTGATGTCGTGAGAGTAGATGAAACAGCAACTTCAAGCTTCACAAAGTTTTTGACTTGTGATGAGTTCACAGAAGAGAAAAACTCTCAAAAGAGGCTCCATAACATTATTCTTTCTTTAATTTTAGAACAAAATAATGAATCAACAACTGGACCACAAGCAGTTCTTCCTGGGACAAGTCTTACACCTGATGCTGTTGAAGTTAAGCAGAATTTGATAAAATTCTTTGAATTGAAGACAATTAAATCAAGTGTTTGGGACAATAAGACTACTGGTTCAATTTACTTGGCTTGTTATGATTTAAAATTAGTAAGAGATCTGCTTATAAACTCTTATCAAATAACACCTCTTTTTTTAATTGCTTGCACCAATGGATACTGCACTAATTTAAAACTTTCAGAAAAACAAGAATTTATTATAAGTTGCATTTTAATTCCTCTTTTTTATTCACTCTCACAAGATAGTGCCTTTTCTTACAAAGAAGATAGATTTGAATCAGATTCTTTTGAATCAGTTAAGTCACAGGTGGGAGAAAAATTTCTGACATTAAGAAGTAATAATCTAGGTATTTGGAAAAGATGTCTTTTAATCGACGAGGAATTACAATCCAAATATGAAAATTTTGTTCCAAATGAACAATTAATTCTTGATAATTCAGTGTCTTATGTGTTAAACCCTGTAGACACTGTTACAAAATCCTACACACAATTCAAAAATTTGTCTGAAAAGTTGACTGAAGAAGGAAATGAATGTCAAGCCTTCATAATGAGGCCATGTGCCTTATTTGATAAAAAATTTGAAGATGACGATAATTTCTCTCAATTGATTCTTGGTAAAATTTCAGAATCAGGAACAACTGTCACAGAAAAATATAAAAATTTGATGTTTAATGAGCTTGAACAGCCAGTCAGGAAAACTTATAAAAACATGGTTGAAAATGACTTGTTAGATGAACATCAGTTTGTTCATAATTTATTCATGAGTGCATTCCACCAACTTGAAGTGAGAGATTCAATAACTATTGTATTTGGAAGTGTCCATGAAAGATTGATCATACCAGTGGGAGATAAAAGAAATAAAACCAAGTCAGAAAAGGCAATTTTTGTAAGGAAAAATCAGACAAAAATTGTCAAAGCTAAGGATGTTTTACTCCACACACTGAAAAACGAGAGTATGTCCAAATGCATAGTTGAAAATGAAGACAAAAAGTTGTTCTTAAAACAATTAGATGAAGTGGTAGGGAAACATCCTTTATTTGAAGCTGATAAAATGACAGATCTCATTAATGAAGTTAAAAATAAATTTCTCGATGATGAAACTTATGTCAGTCTAATGGAGGAGCTCTCAAGATGCATCCAAGATTTAAATGATTTCCATTCCATTGCAGTTTCAAAAGAGATTAGTGATGAAAGAAGAAAAGAAGTTATACTCAAAATAAACAAATTGGAAATGAATAAAAAGCAAATAGTAAAGGAAATTACAATTCACAGAAAGAAAATAATAGATGAGTTGAAAATGGAACACAAGAATTTATGTTTAACCATGGAAGAGATTGATCAGGAAATAAGAAAGTTGTCAAACGAATCTTATGATGGTGATGTTGCTCCTAAAACTGCAGCTTCTTATCATGGAATTTATGGCAGAAAAGTAACAATGAAAGAGCTCTTTCAAACCAGATCAGGAATAATTTTTTCTCAAAATACTGGTGTAGGCAGGCTCACAATTCTTCGTCAAATTAGACAGTGCACTCAAAATCTTGCCTCTAGATCAAGCATTACGAAACCTGATGACTTGATTCCTCATTCTGAAGTTTTTCCAGGCATAACATCCAATTTTTACATTAAAAATGTTCTAAACAATGGCGAGTCAGATCACAAATATGATCACACTTATAAAGAACTCTCAGATGTCATAATTCACAACACCAAAAAAATTCAGTCAGATAAGATGTCATTTAAATTGGAAGACAGAACAGAAAAAATTGATAGCTTTATACAAAATCCCTTTACCACAACTTTTTCAGATGCCACTGGAGTATCATTTAATAAAGATTCCATTTGTGATCCTGAGTTTGCATTTGAAAACGATTACAAAGATCACTCTGCAATTGACATACATCAAACAATGACCTCTTCAGATCCATATTACCACTGTTTAGCATTTATTTCTCAAATTGAACGCTTATTAAATAAAGATAGAAAAGCTCAGTTAAAAACTTTTTGCGGTCTTTTAGAGAAGGTCCCAGGCTATCCTGTCATGATGCTTTGTTTTCCAAAAAAATCTGGAATGATTCATTTTTCTTTGATGACGCATAAAGACTGTTTGATTTTTCAATTAATCAATCCATTCATTCCTTTTGTGGAAACAAAAAATGGATTTATGGTGACTAAGTTAGTTTCTACAAACGTTCATGACATAAGCCAAAATTGTTTTATACAATTTACTTATGCTGCAATGAATGAGCATTATAAATTAGAACTTTTCAATGAACAGACGGATGAACAATCAGTTTTAGATGAAAATTCCCTGAAAAGAGCAAAATTATGGAGTCTAATTTCTTTACTTAATAATATGAAAGTTAGTAATCTCCTTGCACAGCTAAGACCAATAACAGCAAAATTGTCCACAATCCCTTCTTTTGATGGTGGTTTAAATATTTCAAAAATGGATCTAGAGACTCAAAGAAGTCCTTTGGCATTGTATTTGCTCAAAAAAATCAACAAATTAATAGCATTTGGCCATTCTCAAAACAGTTTGCACAAGAATGATCCCAAATCTTTATCTCTGCTTAATTCCCCAGCATTTCAATCATCAATAAAGTATCCATCAATCATTGACCAAGCACCATTAACATTGCAACAAATGTTTGTTGAAGCAATGTTTTATTGTGCAGTTAATAAGGAGAAACCAACAGGATCACAAGAGTTTGCAATTATTAGTAAGGTAGTCAATGAAGAAAGAAAGCTAGAAGAAAGCATTGAAGAGGAATTGATTGGGTCTGAACACACATTTGGTCCTGATTTGAAACCTCACGGCTGGAATATCCATTTTGTCAAACACATTTCAAAACAAGTCATGAAGCACATTCTTATAAAATATCACAACATTGACAATTTCTGGAACATGGCAATGATGGAGTTGTCAAAGATTAAATGGGCTGATTATGCAACTTTGAAATCATCAGCAAGTGAAAACAGTTCAGACAAACTCAGTGATTATGTCTCCAACGAAACGCTAAAACACTTTGAGGACTTAATAAGTCAGAATGCAAACATTTACAAAGAGGAGAATGATGTTGATTTGATGATTGAAAGAAAATATGAAGAAGAAAAGGATGAGGCAATATTTTTGAATTTAAATGAAATGAACGAAAATTTGAACATTTTACTAAAGAAAGGAGATGTCACCTTAAGCCCTGATGAGTTGAGAAATTTTGCAAAATTAAACACAAGATTTAAGTGTGTTACAAATGTTTTAACTTTTGAAAGACTATTGGCCACAAATTCAAAGTGGAAGTCATCTGACAGAGTTATTGATAACATTGGACTCATAATGGATCATGTTCAGAAAACAGGATTGACAATTGATTTATTCAAGAAAACTCAACTGGGTGGAGTCCGAGAAATATCAATTCTCACTATTGGTGGCAGAATATTAATGAATATAATGGAAAGTATAAGCAGACTCATTTGTGAATGTTTACCAAACGAAGTTTTGTCTAAACCTGATGATAAATGGACAGGTATTAAGAGACATATTAATCTATTAGCAAAAAGAAAAGGAATGATGTCGTCTAATCAAAGAAAAGTCCTAGAATTTAGTTGTGTTTCTTCAAATGATTGTACTAGATGGTCACAACAATTTGTGATGCCTGTTTTCCAGTGTCTATTTTCTGACATTTTCAAGACTAGCTGTCTGAGAAATTTCTTACCTTTTATACTCAATCTATTGACTACTAAAAGAATAAAATTGTCACATAGAGTTATTGAAGACTTTATAACAAACCCAAACAAACACACATCTTTTGATGAAACAAATTTCTTGAGACGATCTTTCGTAGGAGCAGAAGAATCAAAAATCCTAATTAAAGGTGGTGTGGTAATGACCATCAATACAAACTTTCCTCAAGGGATTTTACATTATACATCTTCAGTGCTTCAATCTGCATTTTTGATGTATAAAGAGGAATTAGCAACAATTGTTCTAAACAGATATGTTAAAACAATAAATGAAAATCTTTCAAGAATAAATGAGCTTTCCACTTCAGAAGTCACAGAAGAAGAAAAAGTGGCAAACGAAGATTACGATGAGAATGCAGAAATGAATTCATTAGAAGATCATTTAGGTAGAGCTGGCGAAATGGGTTTGTCAATTTTGACTTTTAATCAAGGTTCCTCAGATGACAATTTAGAAATAATTAGCTTCTGTGTTTCAAAACCACTTTATGTTAAAGAAGATGTTTTTAGAGCCTGTTGTCAACAGCTTGTTGAAATCAGTAATAATGTGTTAAGAAGTTCAATTCAGTTATATCCAAACGGCTGTATGTCACTTTCAAAGGAAAAAAGTGCAATTGCATCTAACAGGGGTTATGCAGAGTTTAATCAAGTGAGATTTTTTAATGACTGGATAACAGATAGAACAAAAACAATTTTTAATGCCGTTCCAGGTGCAACAACAAGTGGCGATCCAGTTTTACGACAACATCAAATGAAAAATTTTCTTAGCAAAGCCTCATCTAAAGGTATTTCAATTATGATGCTCAATTATATGTCGTTACTTATAGAAAAAATGTACTATTCATACTTAGGTGAAATGTCAGACAGAGAATTCCCATTGGTCAAAAAATACATTCAGAATATAGGCACAGATTCTGCTTTTTATTTTGTAAGACCATCTAAATACAACGCAGGAACAGGACATAATTATCAGACATATGCTGACTTAAAGTTTAATACATTAGGAACACCTTCTTTTGAAAATCATAGACAATTATTAAACCTTTACACATCAAACACTTCTACCACAGATGACACTGCAAGAATTTCTTTGTCTTTAAAGTTAAGAGAAACAAGACATTACAGGATGTTGTTGTCAACAATAATAACAGAAGAGTTTAAAAAGGGAATTAAAGTTGATGATAATGGAGAAATAGTCAGAAACAAAGATGACTTTGAAACATTACTTGATGAAGATAAGGCAGATCCAAGGAAACTGAGAATAATTCAAAATGCACTCAACATAGGAGTTCAAACCTCTTTTTCAGATTTGTCATTAGCAAAAACTTTAGTTAGTCAATTTTGGGTAATGAGGTTAAACACACTGTCATTTAGCTTGTATCTTCCTAATGTTGACTTGCTCAGAGATTGTGAAAGGCCAATAATGGAAAAAGAATCAACTCAAGATCTGGTAATTAGATATGGAAATCTCTTTTCAATGGAAGAATTGATGAGTTTGAAAATTAGTGATTTCAATGATCAGTTTGAGGATTGCAAAACACGTGATGATGTTTTGAATAAGATCAAGAAAAACAAATTCATGTCAAAGCAAACAATAATTGACAAATCAATAGAAATTTTAAATAAAAAGGAAAAAAACAGAGAATCAAAAAGAAAAAATCGAGAAGAATCTTGGAACGAGTTTGGTGACAAATATTATCTATACACAGATTCACAGAAGCAAC